CAACCAATAATTCATCAGCATCTTCTGTTCCAAGAAGACCATCTACTAGTGGTGCGATACGACTCATTTGATTCCTAGTTCTTTCTCAGTCATGACTTTAAACTCCCATAAACGATCTTCACAGAACTCTGTTGCTGCTTTCCATTTTGCCTGATTCTTAGCGTATTCATATACTTCTCTTAAATAACTTTTTGTCTGTCTCTTCGGTTTCTTTGGTTTTGTTGTCTGTTTGAGTGGTTTAACTTCAATTAAGTATCTTTTTATCTTACCCGTATTTTCTTGAACCTTGATATAGAAGTCAGGAAAGTATCTATGAACTTTATTATCAACAGGAGAACGATATGGTAATGCTATCTCTTCACTTCCCCACTCAAGTATTCTCTCATTCTTATCACAATAAACCATGAATTTTCTCTCCCAAAGAGACCTATAAATAATGTTTGTAGGATCACCTTTATACTTTTTAGGATAGGAAGGATAATATTTTCCTTTATATGACATAAATAGAAATAACAATCATACTTATTTAGAGTGGCAGAATCGTTAGTAAAACCATATAATATGTCAACGGCTAATCGTCTGATGGGACCTTTGGCTCAAACAAATCATTTTTTGGTGACAATTTCATCCTTAACACCAGAGGTTGAATCATATTTACAAACATATACAAGAGCAGAGGATATCAGAAGATTTTTAGCTGAAAGATCAGGTATCCTTTGCAGTGATGCATCCTTACCAACAACTGCATATGCGACAGCAGAAGTAAGAGACAACTTTATGGGTATTCCTCAACAGTTTGCACATACTAGAATTTACACTGATATTGATTTTACTTTTTATATTGACGATAATTATACTTTACTTAAAATATTTGAAGGGTGGATGGAGTATATCTCTAGTGGATCTAATCCTCTCATGAGACAAGAGACAAAATCATATTATCGTAGAATGAGATACCCTGATTCATATAAATGTAATAGTTTGTATATTAGTAAATTTGAAAAAAATTATAAAAGAGCATTAAGATATCAATTTATAAATGCTTTTCCAAAGAGTATATCATCAGTACCAGTTACTTATGGACCTGCTGATATTCTCAAAGTTACAGTATCTTTCAATTATGACCGCTATATAGTAAACGGTTAGAAAACCTCTATAAATAATTTTACACAGTGAAATAATCATGCCTTTACCTAAGATTAGTACGCCGTCTTATGAATTAACTCTACCTTCAAATGGGAAAAAAATCAAATATAGACCATTTTTAGTGAGAGAAGAAAAAATTCTTATCATGGCACTTGAAACTGAAGATCCAAAACAGATCACAGATGCAGTTGTTCAAATACTTGATTCTTGTATTCTTACAAGAGGAGTAAAAATTCAAAAACTTGCAACTTTTGATATTGAATATCTTTTCTTAAATATTAGATCAAAATCAGTTGGTGAATCAATTACAGTAAATGTGACTTGCCCAGACGATGAAAAAACATCAGTGGAGATGTCAATTGATTTAGAAACAATCAAAGTTAAGAAAAATAAATCTCATCAAGATACTATCAAACTTGATGATAATTTATCTTTAAAATTAAAATATCCATCAATGGATCAATTTATTGAAAATAATTTTGAAGTTGGTAATGAAACAATTGGAAATACTATGAAAGTAATCACATCATGTATTGATATGATTTATAATGAAGAAGAAAGTTGGAATGCTTCTGATTCAACTCAAAAAGAATTAGAAAGTTTTGTTGATCAATTGAATACAAAACAATTTAAAACAATTGAATCATTTTTTGATACTATGCCTAAACTTTCACATAAGATAACAGTGAAAAATCCTAATACGGGAGTAGAATCTGATGTCGTATTGGAGGGACTGGCAGCTTTTTTCAACTAGGTATGGCTCATACGAATCTGGAGTCATACTATAAAGTTAACTTTGCCTTGATTCAGCATCATAAATACTCATTGACTGAGATTGAAAACATGATTCCTTGGGAAAGGGAGATATATGTTTCTTTACTACAACAATATATTGAGGAAGAAAACTTAAAGGCACAACAAAAAAATGGATAAATCATCCCCCGTTTTTGAGAATTTCGAGAATAAGATGGCTGCCATGAGTGGTAGACCTAAAATTAATAAGAGCACCTTTAAGATTGGTTCAGGTGATCTTGGGATGAGAGTCGCCAATAATGAAAGAAAGATAACAACATTAAAAAATATATTCAAGACACAAAGAATTGAAATAGGAGAAAAGATAACACCAAAGGTAAATATATTAGAAGAATCATTAATAAGAACAAATGAAGTTTTAGGAAATATAGCATTACAACTCAACAATGATTTTAGTAGGAGATTACAGGCAGAGAAAGATTTACTTCAAAAGGAACAACAAAACAAACTTGGTAGTAAAAGAGAGGATAAAGAAGAAAGATTAGAAGCAAAGAAAGTTGCTAAATTCGTAAAATCAACAGCAAGCACAGTAACTGCTCCTTTCAAAAATATATTCCAAAAAATATTAGATTTTGGAAAATTATTCTTAGCAGGTGTTGGGGTAAATGGTGCTCTTGCTTGGTTGTCTAATCCTCAAAATCTTTTAAAATTTCAAGAAACACTTAAGAAAATAACAGACAGACCAATCATTAGTTTAGTTGCGTTTGGTGGAGCTGCATTTATTATTGCAGAGGTAATTGGAAGAGTAATTAGTGGATTTAAAAAATTTATTTTCACCTTAATAACATTCCCTTTTGATTTAATAAGAGGTAAGGCATTTAAAAAGTTTTTACCTGGTATGCAAAAGTTAATAAAAAAAGCAGGTAGAAATACCATGAAGGGTAAAGTATTAAAAGAGGTAGCAGAGATTGGTATAAAGAAAGGTGGTCCTAAAATATTAGGTGCTTTACCATTAATTGGTAATTTTATTGATATTGGTGCTGCAATCTATAGATTTAGTAAAGGAGATATAGTTGGTGGATTTTTGTCATTAGGTAGTGCGATACCTGTACTTGGTTGGGGTGTTGCTGCAGTTGACATCGCAAGAGAATTTGGTGCGTTTGAAGGTTCTATATTAGAAAAACAGAAAAAACCAGACAAGGAACTATATACGGGTGGAACTTTTCAAAAAGGTGAAACTATTGTAATTGATGAACAAACACCTAATCCAAAAAGATTTTCAACTATGCCATTCAGTGGTAAAGTTATGACTGCTGAACAAATGAAATCATTAAGAGGAAGAGGAAGAAGGAGGAGAAGAACAACAATAGAAGAATTAGAATTACCTACAAAATTTGTGGGTAATGACAAAACAATAAGACAAATGGAACCTGGTGGAAGTTCATTAGCTGGTGCAGCAGAACATTTTGATTCTGTAAATCCAAGTGATCCATATCCTTCAGAATTTGCATTCTTCATGGAGGATATTGTATAATGGCAGTTGAAGATAGAGCAAAAGAATTAAATTCATTAGCAGAAAAAATACAAGGTTCTTTTGCTAATTTTAGATCACAATTTAAATCTATTTCTAATAAAAGAAAAAGAATAAGAAGAAATATTACGGAGAGAAAAAAAAGAGATGCAAAATTAAAATCTTCATCATCATCTTTTGGAAAATCAATTGGAAATATAAAATCAAAAGTATTATCAGGACCGAGTTCAATATTGGGTAAAGTTCTTAACTTTGCCTCACTCTTACTATTTGGAGTTGCAATAAATGCCATTGCAGGAGTCAATCGTAAAGTTGATGATGACTCTAAGATGATGAAAGAAAATTCTGAAAATACTGGTAATTTTATTACTGGTATGGTTGCAGGTATACAAAACTTTATTGCAGGTTTTGGATTGATGGAGAAAAAAGTAAATAATACTTTTGATGATGTAGATAAGAGTATTAACAATGCAGAGAAAGAACTTCAAGAATTTAAAGGTGAAGCAGACAAATTAGATAATTTTGATTTAGCAAATATTTTAACTGATAGTACACCAGAAGATGATGATAAAACAGAAGAGGAGTCGATTGATTCAAGATTTAAAACATCTAGTAATAAATCAAATTTAAAAAGAAATGCTGATAAAACTGATCAAATTTTAAAAGATAAAAATATAGAACTTGTCAAAACAGAGGATATGACAAGTAAAGAAAGGCAAAAGGCAAAGTTTACAAAACGACTTTTTAAACAACTTGATGCAAATGAACTAAATATTGATAACTTGCAACTTGATTCTGAGTTAGAGGACATAGATGGTGATGGGGTCGAAGAAAGAATAATTATTATCAGACAAAAAGAAATCATTAAACAGTAATGTCATTAGCAGGTCCGTCAAATTATCAAGTTCTTCGTATGGAGAAATCTGATGAAAGTAATCCACAAACGATTGGTGTTGAGGGGAGAACTATTGCTTTTGATTACTTTGAAAGTATTTACTCACCGATGATAACTGGAAGCACCTCAATTGTAGATACAGGTGATTCTGTTATTGATAAAAAAGGTAATTTAGCAACTATTAAAGATGGATTTCCTCTTGAACATGACGGAACAGAAACTCTCAAATTTAAAATAGCAAATGAAAATGGAACATTAACTTCTTTAGAACCTCTGGTTGTAACTGCTTCACCACTTACATTAGATCAGTCTACCAGACAAGTTTTAACATTAGAATTGAAATCAAAATTTTCTATCGAGAATAGTAATAATCCAAAATTAGGTTCTTATGGTATTGGAACTATAGATGAAACAGTGAAAAAAATATTAAAAGAAAATAAATTACCCTTCAGAAATGAAAACATTGAAAAATCAAGCACAGTAGATAAGATAGAAGGAAAAAATGAAACACCAATTGATTTAATTTTTAATTTAAGTCGAAAAAGTAAACCTGTCAAAGGTGCACCTGGCTTTTTCTTTTATGAAACACAAGAGGGATTTAATTTTAGATCTATTGAGGGTTTGATTGAACAAGGTATAAAAGAATATAAGGAAAATGAAAGTGTGCGTGATGTTCGCACGTACAAATATTTTAATAATCAGAAACAAGATTTAGGATCAAATGAAGATGATTATAATGTGGTAAAGATGCCAATTTTAAAAAGAGATCATAATTTATTCAATGCTTTAAAGGCAGGAATTTATAATGTTCGTATACAAACAAAAAATTTATTAACTGGTGCATTTACAGATAATGTAGTAAATTTACTTGACAAAAATTCAAATTATCTTGGCAGTAAACCCAATAAATCAATCGATCAAAATGAGAATAAATTAGAAAAATATTGTAAAACTTATAGTTATGTACTTGCACCAGGTAGTGTTGATGAGGGAGTAAGTGACAAAATTACAAATAACCCAGCTGAGTATGAACCTCAGGCTATGATGAGATATAGTATGTTGCACTCTCAAGTTCTAGAAATTCAAGTTCCATGTAACATATTATTGATGGCAGGTAAAGTGATTAAATTAGAAATAGAAAATGTAACTGGTGGTAATAAAGTATTACAAAGAGAAAATCAACATCGAAGTGGTTTCTATTTAATTCTACATTTAAGACATCATTTTGATCCTAAACACTCATACACATCTTTGACTTTAGCTCGTGATACCTACGGATTATATACAAGTAGCAAATAATGGATAGAAAAAAACCAAAAATATCAAAAGTTAATGATCGATCTCTGTATGGTAAAACACCCTTAGAGTCATGGGTAGGAACTGTTGTGTCATATGATGCACAAAAGGATCAAATTGAAGGTGGTTGGGGTTGGAGATATAAAGTAAGAATTATGGGTGATAATACACAATCTGACACCATAACAACTTCTCAACTTGATTATGCTTATTGCTTATTACCTACAACTGCAGGTTCTGGTGGTGCTTTTAAATTAAGATCTGTCAGAATAAGTCAAGGTGATTTTGTTTATGGAGTGAAAGGTGGTGGTGGTCCTTTGATGATATTAGCTGTTTATCCTAGAACATCAAAACAAGTATCAGGTGATGGACATTTCAAAAATTTATCAGGTTTTACTGGTTCTTTAAAAAATACTGGAATACTAGATGGTGAATATAATGAACAGATAGGACCTGCGACACCAGGTGTCACTGCTCTTGATCCAAAAGAATGGACTAAAGCAACTGCTAAAAATCCATCAGAAAAAGTAAAAGAGATAGTTCCCCAAGTAAAAAAGAAAGAAAATGGAGAGTTTGAAGTAATATCAGAAGAAGTTACAGAAAAAAATGATGTTAAAAATACAGCAGGTAAAGTTGTTGACCCTCTTAAGTGGGAACCAGGCACTCCCTTAAATACAGCAACGATGGAAGCACTAAAGGAGGATTTTGAGAATGGCACAATACCACCAGAAACTTGGGAAGCAGCTCTAAAACAAGCATCGGAACAGGGGTTAGATGGGTATGAGGAATATGTGGTTAAAGATCAAATTAAAGAAGAAGTTATCCCCAAAAAAGTAGATTATGAACAAAAAATTACAAGTAAGATAAATGAAAAGGGTGCATTTGATGAGTGGGAAAGATCAGTATTAACTGCTGACAACAATAAAGGCAAAATTTCATTTAGAGGTGATAAATTAGGCGTTAATATTGTAACTATGAATAAAATAGAAGAGAGACAAAATATATTAAAAGAGATAAATCGACTTGAGGAATCCATTAAATTTGATTCTGAATTTGAAGGAACAACTATTTCCACCCAAGACTCCACTGGTGTAAAAACATATAATATACCTAAACCATCGGAAGCACAGATACAATTGGATATAAGAAAACTCCGTCATCTTACAACTCAATTATCTTATATTGAAAATGGAGGAGCCGTTAGAAATAATGATAATTCACTTAATGAAGAATGGGCAAAAGTAAAATATACTGATGAATTTCCGAATGGATAATGACCTCCTAAATAATATGAGTGTAAAAAATTATGACTAGTACTCCATTAGCAGTTAGTTTTGATTGTACCCCTCCTGAAAACGCATCAAAAATTCAAAAATCCTTAACTAAATTTTTGAATGGTGCATCAGGAAAGTTAGGTGGCGCTTTTGATATGGTTTCGGGTCTTGACACTGCTGTCAGTGAAATATCTGAATCTATGTCAACTTTGACAACTAGCATGAGTTCTCTTCTTGAAGATAAAATATCTGAATTTGTCAGCACAGGTTTGACAGCGGCAAAGAATCATATTTTTAATAAAATACCAAACCCATTAGCTGCTATCGCACAAAATAATTCATTTTTAACGAGTGCGTTTAAACCAATTGGTAATCTTTTTGGTGCATTTGGATGTCTTGGCTCTACAATTAAAAAGGCATTAACAAATACAGTTAAAAATTTACTGACCAATATGATAGGAAAGGGGTTTATAAATCCTCTTGAATGTGCGGTTGAAGATTTTATTGGTACTCTTACCAATAAGATCAGTGGTTTGATGGATGGAATCATCGGTCCTTTAATAGAACCAATTAATAAATTGTTCAGTATTGTTGGAATGGGATTTGGTAAAGTTACAGATGTTCTTGGAAAGGGTCTAAACATCGTTAATAAATTGAATGGTTTATTAAATTGTAAAGAAAGTGGTGCTACTTGTCATGAGGTTGAGAGTTGGACTTTAAATAAAGGTTCACAAAAACCTGATAGTAAAAAGAAAAAACAAAACTTTATATCAAAGAGTCTTGATAAGATGAACTTGAAAATTGCAGGTATCTCTAGTTCACTTGATGATAAAATAAAAAACTGGGATGATGTAGAACGTGTGGATGCAGACGGTAATCCAATAAACGTAGAATGTAATACTGGAAATATTTTTGATTGTGGATTACCAAGAGTTCAGTTCTTTGGTGGTGGAGGAGAAGGTGGTGCAGGAAGTGTCATACTTGGTAATTTTATTGAAGAACTTGACAAATCAATATCAGAAACAGAAGTTGTTGTAAATGGTGAGACACAACCTGTTGGTAGTATCTTAGAAGACGTTAAAACAACTGGAAGTATTTTAGGTGTGGATATGACATATCCAGGTGAAGGATATACAAGTGAACCTCTTGTATCATTTGTAGACAACTGCGATCAAGGTTATGGTGCATATGGTCGTGCAACTATTGATAAAAATCCAAATTCACCAACTTTTGGACAAATAACTGGGGTTTTGATGATATCTGAGGGAGAAAATTACCCGACAGGAGAGCAAACTGATGTATTTGTGGATAGAATTGTGGTTGAAAAAGGTGGATCTGGTTATAAGTTAAATGAAAAGGCAGGTGATTTTGAAATTTGTGGTGTCGATGAGAATGGTTCAATTACAAAAGTATGTACAAATGATAAAGCATATAGATCTTCACCACCAATAAGTATTGACAGTGATGGTAGAGGTGCTATATTAACTCCTGTTATGACGAGAAGAAGAAGACAATCTGAATTGATAACTGTAATTGATTGTATTACACCAAGAGACAACATAGTCGGATATGTAAATGGAAAAGAGTATAACGGACCTTTCCATGTGATGCCAAATGGACAAAAGATGACAGGAGCAGTTCATACTGAAAGTGATGATATAATTTATAACACTCCTCAAGAGAGTTTAAGAGATGGATCACTACGAGGTGCTAGTTCTACTAGGGTAAATCTTAGATCAATTCAACAACTTGTTCAAGAAAGTGAAACAACACAAACAACGGAGAGTGCAGATACTTACACTGATCCTGTAGATGATGCGATGGATATGGATACAGATCCAACACCACCAAGTTCACCGCCACCAAGCACACCACCAAGTAGTGGTGGAGGTGGAGGATATGGTTATTAATTATGTCTAAAGGTAATGAAGCTAGAGTATTAGACGTATTCGGACCTAATTTTCTTATTGAAACAAAT